GACCGGGATGATCCTTCCTTCCGCCTGCTGTGGCAGGATTGGATGGAGCAGAAATTCGTGCAGACTCCATTTCCTAGTGGACAAATAGTCGAGGAAGCACCGGCTGCATGGATAGGATATTCTGAGAACTCCTCTATCCCCTTCTCTTGGCTGCCCGGTTTGAAAGAACGGATTCTCAAGGAGCGGCAGCGCTGGCTGACAGCTGCACCCGGATTGGATGACGGCGAAGGGTTTGTGAAACGGACTCTGCCCGATGAGAAGGTCTGGCGGTTCCTGACTGAGGACAGTGTCAGACTGGCGGAGGCGGGCGCCGCCGTGCTGCTTCCCGCTTGGTGGGAGCAGGTCAAGAAACAGAAGGTCCGGCTCAGGGCCAAGGTCCGTTCCTCTGTGGGAGCAGCCAACAGCATGTTCGGCATGGATGCCATTATCGACTTTGACTGGCGGGTGGCCTTGGGGGAGGCGCAGCTTAGTGAGGCGGAATTCCTGCGGCTGGCGGAGGAGAAGCAGCGGCTTTTCCGGGTAAACGGCGAATGGGTCTTATTGGACCCGGTCATGCTGGAGGCGATCCGTAAGATTATGAATCGCACCCGCAAAAAGAAAGGCTTGACCTTCCGGGAAGCCATGGAGCTGCATCTTTTGGGAGGAACAGACATCCTCTCCGGCGGGGAGAGTGAGGAAGCGGACTCGGGCAGTGTCGGCACAGAAGAAGGCTTGCTGCGGCTGGAGGTGGAGCTGAACGAGCATCTGGGCAAAATGCTGGGGCAGCTTCAGCAGACCTCCAAGATTCCACTTTTGCCAGATCCGGCAGGATTTCAAGGAGAGCTCCGGCGTTACCAGCGGGAGGGTGTGTCGTGGATGGCATTCCTCAGCCGGTTCGGGCTGGGCGGATGTTTGGCGGACGATATGGGCCTGGGCAAAACCATCCAATGGATCGTATATCTGCTTTATTTGAAGGAAAACGGCCAACTGGAGACACCCGCCCTGCTCATTTGTCCTACCTCCGTCATTGGCAACTGGCAAAAGGAGCTGGAGCGTTTCGCACCGGAGCTCCGGGTGCAGCTGCACTATGGCGCGCAGCGTGCCAAAGGAGAGGCTTTTCCCTCCTCTGTGGAAGGAATGGATGTGGTCATTACCTCGTATACGCTGACCCAACTGGATGAGGAGAGCCTTGCACAGGTGGAATGGAGCGCCCTCTGTCTGGATGAAGCCCAGAATATTAAGAACGCGTATACCAAACAAGCATCTGCTGTCCGCAGGCTGAATGCCCGCCACCGGATTGCGCTAACAGGGACACCTATAGAGAACAGGTTGACCGAGCTTTGGTCGATTTTTGATGTGGTGAATCCCGGCTATCTCGGTTCATTGGGGGAATTCAGACGGAATTTCGTGAACGAGGTGGAAAAAGGCAATTCCGAGCGTATCGGGCAGGTGCAGCAATTGATCAAGCCTTTCCTGCTGCGCCGTGTGAAGAAGGACCCGGCCATCCAACTGGACCTGCCTGACAAAAATGAAATGAAAACCTTTGTCCCCTTAACCGCGGAACAGGGCGTTCTGTATGAATCCATTGTTCAGGATATGCTGAGTAAAGTAGAAACTCTGTCCCCTATGGAACGGAGGGGTTTGATCCTGGCCACTCTGACAAGGTTGAAGCAGGTATGTGATCATCCTCTTTTGCTGGTGAAAAAAGGTAATAATGCGGAGGAAAATTCCCGGAATGAAGAAGTGGCCCCCTCAGCTAGTGCAAGACAATCCGCTAAGCTGACCCGTTTGTTGGAAATGGTAGAGGAGCTGCGGGTGGAGGGTGACAAGTGCCTGATCTTCACCCAGTTTGCCCAGATGGGCCGGCTGCTCCAGGACACACTGGCGGCGGAACGGGGAGAAGCCGTACTGTTCCTGCATGGCGGTGTCCCCAAAGCCAAACGGGATGAGATGGTAGCCCGCTTCCAGGAGGATGCGGATACGGGAATCTTCGTGCTGTCGTTGAAGGCAGGCGGTACAGGCTTGAATCTCACGGCCGCCAATCACGTGTTCCACTTCGACCGGTGGTGGAATCCGGCTGTGGAGAATCAGGCAACCGACCGGGCTTTCCGGATCGGCCAGAGCCGGGATGTCCAGGTACACAAGTTCATCTCCCTGGGCACTCTGGAGGAGCGCATCGACCAGATGATTGACAAGAAGCAGGGCTTAAGCCAGCAGATTATCGGAAGCGGGGAAAACTGGATTACCGAGCTGTCCACAGACGAACTGCGAGACTTATTCGTCCTGCGGCGGCAGTGGATGGAGGAGTAAATATTTGAGGAGGTGCAGCGGAGATGTCCGATTGGGAGCGGGAAAAGATTGAAGAGGCTGGGGTAAATAATACAGCTGCACATCCCTCCGCTAAGGAGGAAGCTGGCGCGCAAACGGCGCCAGCTTCAAAGCGGCGCGGCCGCCCGCCGGGAAGCGGAGCAGCAGGAACTGCCTCAGCAGGAGTGAAACCTGCTGAGGCCCCACCCGCGGCGGGAGACACTAAGGCAGCCCCACCCCGCCGCGACAGGAAAGCGGAAGCTTTAGCTGCCCGCCAGGCCGAAGAAGAGGCGCTGGAGCTGCAAAAGCTCACAGCGCCCCATATCCAAGGCTGCTCCCCAGAGTGGCAGCAGTTTTATTTGAAGGTAAGGCGGGTGGCGGTTATCGATCCCTTTTATAATGATCCTTTATAACCGCTTTTCTACTATGAAATTTTCAATGAATTCAACTCGATCTGCCAGAGCTTGATTTTGAGCTTTAATGATTTCATTTTCTTTTTCAAGCACATTCATACGCTCCAAGTCTGTTAGTTGAGTAGATTCGACCGGAATATCCTTAATAGCATTCCATGCAGCTTGCAGTTCCTGCTCATTCGGCTGAGGCTCAGACCGATTCCAGACGGCGATATAAGGACCACGCTCAACAATATCATAATCGAATCCTTCAATAAGACGATTAAAATCGACTGCATGTCTGTAATGAACTCCTTCAATCTCTTCTTTCTCACCTTCCTCCAGTTGACGAAGAAAGAAACGAACGCGGCCATCTACACCTTGGCGTAAAACCGGTGTGGGTCCATCGTTAATTACCACAAAATCAATGGATGGTATGGCTTCAGGGTAAATATGCTGTACTGCTCTGGAAATATTCACAGCTTGTCCTCCTTATCCAACACGTTGGGCAATAAAGTAATTTGTAGCCTGTCCAGCGGATCCTGTAATCATTACTGGGGTAGTTGAATCAAAGTAAATCTCGATGTACTCACCAGCCGTTAAGTCAAGTAATAATGACCCCGACATTAATGAATACCCAAGAACAGGAAGAAATGTGCTTACAATTGATTTCGAATAGGCTCCATTTCTGTACACTGCTATGTGAGTTCGCACTCCAGTTGATGTTTGGCTATTGACCCAGAGCGCGACATTAATCAGATATTGCCCTGTTCCAGCTGCTGTAAAGCGGGAATTAGAATATTCCCCCAAAAAGTCAAAGTATTCATTTGGAAAAAAAACCTTTGTGCTTGTGTTTGCTTCCACGCCTTGATCTGTTGATTTATATGCATGAATACCTGTACGTTGGTTTCGGTTGTTATCTCCCCATGGATTAATAACTCCAAGCCCACCTTGAATCACACCTCCGTTCCACGTCCCATCCCCGCTTGTCGATGCGAAACTTACCGTTCCGCCTGTCCCTGAGTTGTAATGGGAAATCAAAGAATTGTACTGTGCGATAAAACGATCTCTGAGCCCAGTCCCAATCCCCCCATCAACATTAACCATAGAACTGGCATGGGCTAGCATGGCGGTTGTTCGGTTAGAAATCTCACATCCGACAACAGACCCTTTACTGTTATAAAACATAATGCCCTGTGTAGCTGTTGTTTCTGCCACCGTGCTAGCACAGTACCATAGCTCAACCTGATTGCATCTGTCAATAACAAAAGGCGTAGCAGTAGCCAGTCTCGCTTTTATGTTGTGTAGCATGACCTTACAGGTGCAAGCTACAATATTGACTGATGCGAATGAACGTCCTGCAGTCAGTCCATCCTCCATCGAAATTGAAATATATCCGCTTCCGTGTTTGCTGGTGATATTAATTGCATCAAATGTCCCCGTACCTACCATGATTGTCACAACATGATTGACAATTGTCGGTATCATACTTATGGCTTTTGCCATTGTTCCAAATGCTCCCGCCGCTGTGTTGGCGGTGCCTGCATTGGTGTCATTTCCATCTGCACGTACATAATAGGTCAAATCGAATTCAGTACATAAAGGTATGGAACGATATCCAGCTTTATCACGATAAAACAACACCCCCGACGACCCATTCGCCCAAATGTTCCCGATGTTATCGGGTGGTACCGCACCAGCAACCAGATTCATTCCGAATGGGGTTGACAGTATCCCACTCATCGTATCCCCCGACTTCTTCACATACCCCGTATGCGGATCCGTCTCTGCCTTATGGACCGTTACGGCGCCATCCACCGTGTCCTTCCGCGCAATATCCGCCGCTGCCGACGGCGCAGCCACCTGCGCCCGCCCGTTGGCATCCCGCTTCATCAGCGTACTGGCTGTTCCCAGGTTGGTTGCTGCATCCAGCACGGTCTTGATGGCCGCGATGCTCATGCCCGGCAGGGTCCGCCAGGTGGCGCCGCCGGTGATTGCCTTGACCATGTTGGCGAGCCAGCCGAACAGGGTGGTGACGGTGCCGCTGTCCCCGGTGGGGGCGGTGGCGTCGGAGACGGTCCGGCTGCCGATGATGGTGTCGGTGGCGGAGGCGGGGCCGCCGGTCCGCTCGAAGGTGATGGCGGTGGTGTCCAGGGTTACGGCTCCGGTGTTGGTCATTTGCCATTGGGTTTTGCCGTTGGCGGCTCCCTCCTCTACGTACACGCCGATGCCTGCCACCAGCTTGGCGGTGCTGTTGGCGTCCACAGTCCGGGTCCATGCACCTGTGGATACGGTGTAAATCCCGTTTTCCTTCCCTGCAGTCTGGTTTTTGACCAGCACCCGGTTGCCTGCAGCGAGGGCGATGCCGTCGATGGTCTGTGCACCGCTCAGGACGATGTTACCGGTTGTAGCTGCCCTTACGTCACCGGAGACCGGAACCATTCCAAGGGCTTCATCCAATTTCTCCACGGGATCGTTAATCATGGTTTCGATATTAAAGGTCTGATTGCCGTCCGTTGCCGGATCGGCCAGCTGAATGTTTAAATTCGGCGTATATTTAGGCATGGGCCCACTCCTTTCTTAAGCGGGAATGAAGGGTGCGAAATCGTACAAGGAACGCCCCTCCAGCTCTCCGATGGTCATTACATTATGAATCTGATTAATAAGCAGGTATTTAAACACATAAACAACGGTTAGGTGGGCGGGCTTCACCGCTTCCACGGCTGCCTTCAGATCATCCAGATTAGGCGGCAGGCCGATGGTACCGGCGAAACGGATGGTCAGCTTGTACAGCTCCGGCTCCTCCTCCACTTCAATGTGCCCGTTGTCATAGGCTTGGGCCACACTTTGGAGCAGCTCCACCGTTACAGTTCCGGAGCCGCGGAGCTGGGAACGGATCACCGCACGGCGGTCATTTTCGCTTTTGGCCGTATCCGTGGGCAAACCCAGGAAGCTCTCCCAAGCGGCTAACCCCCAGGTGGCGGTGTCCACGAACAACTGATTTAACACATCAGCCATCCCGTTTTCCAGCAGCTCCAGCTCATCCGCTCCGGTGTTCAGCACGGACCCGCAGGTCAGGTCTTCTTTATATAACGGGGCAATATATCCCGTTACTTGCTCGCGCAAGCTCATTCTCTCCACTCTCCTTCCTACCCGACCACCAGTTGTCCCGGAACCGCAACGGCTCTATCGGTGATGGAAATATTGACGGTCCCGCCATTGACGGTAAGGGCGGTGTAATCCTCCACACCTGCAGTATCCAGGATAATATTGGCTATCCGGGTGTACCGGACTACCGGGTCCTTAAAGGCCAAACCTTGCAGATACGACTGGATTCCCGCTTGAACAGCGGCTTTTACCCCATCCCGCGTATAGCCCGAAGACAATGTAACCTGTACGGAGACATTGATGGCTGTTTCCTGGGCGGCCTCTACGGTAACGGTTGCCCCCACAGGGCGTGAGGCCTCAATATGGGCCTTTACCGCAGTAATTCGTTCTACTGCCGGAGCACGCTTGGCCTGGTCCAGCACCACCACCTTCACCGTGCCGGGCCCGTTCCATAACGGAAAAACCTTTGCATCGCCGATGCCCTCCACTTCCATAGCCCACAGCTTATAGTGGGCAGCGTTGCCGCTGGTAGCCTGGTTGCGGACCCGCTGCAGCAGCCGCTCCAACAGAGACGCATCACTCTCAGCCTCGGTCCCTCCAGTCACAACAGCAGGATTCCCCACAGCAGACACACCAGAGACCGACACCGGAATAATGGTAATCGTCCCAGCAGCAGTATTGCCAGAGGCCCCAGCCTTTTCCGCCTCAATCTTTACCACTGCCCGTCCCTCCGCAGACAGCACCACACTGGCCATACTGACATAACGGACACCTGCTCCTGTGGCAAATACTGTGCCTTTGGGCACCACTGCTCCTGTTGAGCCCGTCAGCATAACCTCGCCATTAGCCTTGGCGGCGCTCCGCCTGGTCACACCATGCTCATCCGCCCGGCGGTCCAGATACACGCCCGAGCTGGTGGCGGCAAAGCCCAACCGCAGCACCCGCTCCAGCTGTGCGTAGGCGATAGCCAGCTCTACAGACAGCGCCGAGGTCACATCATAGGAAAAAGTTCCCTCCTGCTTGGCAATCCCCTGATCCAGCCGGCCCAGCATAGCCTTCAGGAGTTTTTCCTGGGTTTCTTGTTCAAACATCCACACTCACCTCCCCATATATCGTGTCCACACTCACACTTCCCTCCAAACGGTCTCCCCGGAAGCTTGCCTCCACGCGGGGAACTCCTGTAATATATGGATTTACCGTCAAAGCCTCACGGATGTACCGGGTCAGCTCCAGTTGGGTTGCCCCGGGCGTATAGGAGCTGCCGATCAAAGCCTCCAGCTCGGTGCCGTAATACGGGCTGTAGCCCAGATAACGGTAGCGCGCCGTGTGCAGCGCCTTGTAAATCCAAACCTTAAGCGCCTCCTGCCCTTCGATTACCACCGGTGCGCCGTTAACCAGCTGCATTTGCCCGCTGCCGAAGTCCCAGGCGTACTCCCGGAACAGCGGCAGCTCTTTTTTGCCGAGCACACCTGCCGGTACCTCCATAAACGGAAATATGCCAGCCATTAACTCTTCACCACCTTCGTCACCGCCACATATTGCTGCTGGTTTTCCAGCCCCAGGACCAGAATCGTGTCCCCGGGCCAAACCGTCGGTTCATCACCGGATGCCGCAGCCAGCAAGTCCGAAGCAGCCCAGAGAAAGGGACTCCCTAGCTCCACCCCCGACAGCCGGATCCGAAACGGCTCCCCACTTACCAGCTCTGCCAAAAAAATACCGGAAGGGCGCGCCTTCACCGCCTCATTCCGGATGAAATTCACCAGCCATGCCGCGCTTTGCATGCTTATCCCTCCGGTTACAACTCTTCTTCCCATGCTTCCATTGGTTCTTCGTCCACGATTTCTTCAGGTTCATCCGCTTCCTGCTCATCCATGACGTTCCGGAAGTTTAACTCCAGCGACACCATGTGCTGGCCATTCTCGAAGGTATGCGTATCCTCGTCTATATAAAAAAGCCCGTTGAGCCCCGTATAGGACTCCCGGACTTGAACCGCATTTCCTGCAATAAGATCGAGGGCATCATTTCCGCCCATCACTTGGAGAGAGGCACTTCTGCTCACATCCTGAAGAAGTCCGTCAGCGATTGTAGCGGAGTCCTTCCCCTCCTCCTGCTGGTACACCCGTTGAAGGGTTCCATATGAGGACACCCAATCGGGACGGGAAACAGTGCCAATCGGGTTCCCCTTTTCATCAGTCAGCAGAACCGTATTTACCATATCCTCCAGATCCTCCCCATAGGAAGAATCCAGTATATGAACGGAGGCTTGGAGCTTACGTTTGGCGACAATACTTCCCTTCTCCACCACATCCAGCTTCCCCCTCCCCATGCGGGGCATATAGCGTTTCCCATTCAAACGGCTTGCAGTGGTATATGCGGTCATAATTGCCTCATAGCCTGTTTTGCCCAAATGAGGGAAGCTTTGCGGAATGCCGGTTCCCGCCATATTCCCTGCCAGAACACCTAATTCTTTACATACAGCCCCGGCCACCTGCTCCGCCGTAATCTCCTGAAACTGCCGGGACAGCTCCGACTTAATGAGATAGATCATCCCATCGTAAGCATTCAGGGATAACGCATTACCCGCCAGAGTCTTGGATTTCCCAAAAATATATCCCCTGAACAGCTCCCCGCCTCCATCGCTGAACAGCATCAGCATATCGGCCAAGTCAACCGAAGGAGCCCGGACCCATGAATCCGTCGCAGACACCGACAGTTCCACCTCCAGCTTCCGGGCCGCTTCCTGAATGCTGCCGCTCCATGTTATCCGCTGCACCAAGGCAGTCAGATCCGATTGTTTCCCATTCCGGGATATGAGAAGGAGCTTCATAGCACCAGCACCTTCCCTGCGGGTAAGAGCAATTCATCGGGCAATGCGTTCTTTTGGCGGAGCTCCTCTGCCCGGGAGGCATTGTAATAGGAGCGGCGGGCAATTGACCAGAGAGTATCTCCCGGTTGGGTCATATAGGTTTTGGGCGTCTGCCGCTCCACAGGGCGTGTGCCGGTAAACTCCTCCAGCAAGGCCAGGGCATCGGTTGAACCATCCCCATCCAGCTCAGGCGAGAGAAAGCGGTATTCTTTTAATTCCAGGGAGAAATAGATATCCTGCGGTCCCGGCTTTTGCGCAACCTGGAAGCTCTCGATGGACATGGCCTCGTTTACCTTCAGGCTGTCCCCTACGATCAGGAGACGGATGGGCTTGCCCGATACCCGCCATCTGCCGATCCGGTCTATGCATTCCGCCGGTGTCGGGAAGTCCGTATATTGGCACAGCCCGTCTGGCCGCACCGGAAAATAGGAGGACAAGGTAATGGTTTTCAATCGCGGTTTACCAATGAGGTTAATTTCACCAATCTCACTGTTGGCCACGGTTGTGTTGTTCATCCCGGTAGACATTTCGAATTCCCTTGGGGGAACGGGAAGCCTCAGCTTTTCCGCACCGCTGTTAAAGGTCAGCCAATATTCAATCATGCCGTTGCACCTCCCGGCGCCATATTGAAGCCTGCCGATTCCACCGCAGTCTTGAGGGCAGCCATCAATCTGCCGATATCCGGGTCCACTGTTTTTCCTGCAGTTAAGTTAATGATTACAGGCGCACCAGTCCGGTCCACGCTGCGTGCCTCAGATGCCGTCAGCACTCTTTCGTTTTGGTGAAGCAGCGCCGGATAGTTATCATAGGGGACACGGGCCAAACCAATAGCCTTTTTGGGAGGCTCCTTGGATGCCGTCCCTTTTTCCTCTTCCTTGCCGCCCATTCCGAAAATCCCCTTAAACCATCCGATACCGGCGGAGCCAAGCTCCTTAAGTCCGGATGCAAGCCCCTCTACAATCGCAACGCCTATTTTCAGTGCCGTCTCCAGGAACATCGGGATGGACTTCACCAAAAGCTGGACGCCATTACTGATCAAGCCGGAAATAAGCCCCTTGCCGCTGGTTTCATACCAACCGTCGAAGGCATTTTTCAGCTCACCCAGCACAGCAAAAATCTTGGATTTTAAGTCAGGCAGATTTTGAAAATCCATATTATTGAGAAACTTGCTGCTGATCCAGCTCTGAATTCCATGCACCTTCTCAAAAATCCCCTTCGCCAGCCCGGACATCATCTTGGAGCCGGCGGCCAGCATTTTGCGGGCACTGCTGCCATTCAGGAAATTCAGAAGCTGCTGCATCTCCGGTTTTACTACATCCAGGGTGTCCTTGCCTAAATCGGCAAGGCTATTTTTGAGGGAATTCTTGACTCCCATGGCCATCCCATTGGCAGATGCGGCTTTTTTGGCTGCGCCGCCTTCGAATGTGCCGCCCAAAGTCATGCCGGATTTGTTCTTCACCTTCCCCAAGTCTCCTCCGGCAGCAGCAATGCTGGTTTCATCCGCTTCAAAATGAAAATCCTTCAGCGCATCCGCATCCCCTTTTTTCAGCGCAGCCAAAGCTTCGAGAGCATCCGACAGTGACTTGCCCGGGGATAATGCCGCCATGTCAGCGGACATCTTCATCAGATTGGCCGCCTCCGCCGTATTGCCCTTGCTCATGGCAAGTGCTTGGGAACCGGTGCTTTGCACGTCGCTGTTTTCAAAGGAAGCCAAGCCGGAGTCGGCACGCAAGCCCTTCACATAATCTTCGGCCTGCTTTTTGACCTGGTCTGTGCTTGCACCCTTGTTGTTCACTCCGATAATATGCTCCACGCCAATCAGATTCTCTTCTGCATTGGCTGCGCCTTTTAACGAATTTGCCGCACCCTTCAACGAAGCGTTAAGCAGCTTTTGGGCCTGCGAAGCAGCTCCTTTTATTACATTTAAGAAGCCATCCATGGAACCAGGGATGATCTGGACCTTTTGCGGCTTTGTTTTGAAGAGTGACTTTAAACCCGTCATCGTTTTCAAAATTTCACTGGGGCTTATAATGATTTTAGGTTCAATAGAAATTCCTTTAAAATGCATTAAAGAAAACTGTTTGACCTTTTTCGCCGCATGATTCGTATCCACATCAATCTTGTACTTGTGGTTATACGTCTCCACCAACACCTTCCGCGTCTTTTCCGTTTCGTCGCGGAATTCCTGGGTTTTTTTGATGGCGTGCTTCAGCGTGTCCGTGTAGTTGTCGGTGAGGCTGAGCACGGCGGTGAGCTTCATAAGCGGTCCCTCCTTTCCTTACATGAGCGGCACGGTGGGCCAGGCCTGCTGGCGGATCAGCCGGTCCCGCTCCATGATTTCGTATTCGAAAAATGCCCGCACCAGCAGTTTTTCGCCGGGGGGCAGGGTGTAAACCTGGGACGGAAGGAGTGCCTTGCGGCTCCAGCAATAATAAAGGAACGCCAGCTCTCCGTCCGTCTCTATCCGTTTTTTAGCTCGGTCACCGCGTTTTCGCTGTAGCCGGACAGCTCCGAGATTTGGCTGTACAGATGGGCGATTTCCCCGGACTGCAGCAGCTTGCCGGATTCCAGCAGCTCCTTGGGGGTGGCCACACCATAACGCTCCAGAAGCTTAGGGGACTTCAGATCGGGGGCAGTCACACCCTTCAGCAGGGTAAAAATCCGCACCGCCACCGGATCCTTCGTACCGCCTTTATCGCAAATCTCGCTGATTTCCTCCTCTTCAGACAGGGTCAGGGCCTGAATGGCAAACACGACCTTCACCCCTGCCGCCTCGCTGAGACGGGTCAGCTCCACCTGGCGTACCGGGCGCTTCAGCTTAGCCGGGTCAAGGCCCAGCAGCAAATCCAATGTGCTCATATGATCGTTCTCCTCTTTAGTTAGTTTGGTAAAAAAGGCAGGCGGGCAGCACACGGAATGGGCTCCTTTGGCGCGGAAGCCCGCTGGTACGCTGACGAATCAGCGCTGCCTTCGGGATAGCGGAATGCATTGTTCCGCTACTGGAGCCATGCAGACGCCAAAGCCGGAATAACGGAAGCCTATCTTCCGCTATATCCTCTCCAGCGCACCCTCGCAGGGATAAAGCAGCGAAATAACGGAAGTTCCCCTTCCGTTATGGCACGTTTTAGCGACTTCCGGCAGCAATAGCGGACAATGTCCTTCCGCTACCCTGAATAGCACTGGTCCATGCCGCAGGCCGGGTGGTGTTATGAAAGCCTCGAAATCGGCAAAGCCGATTTGAGGGCCATCTTGGACCTTTCATCCGCCTTCGGTGCGGTGGGAGCCGCAGTATGGATGGCTATCCCAACTACCGCCTCTGCCACCACTCCAGCATCTGCCTCCAGCTCAGCACTTAGCCGCCACTCCAGCTCCCACCCGCCTGCCTCCTCCGATTTTAGTTAGAGCCCACCAGGTCGGTGGTCTCCCAGTCGGTGAAGGTGAACGGGCATTCCAGCTCGCCGTTCTTGCGCAGCTCCCAATCGATGAGAGTCATGTCGTCGAAGCTGGCATCCTTGATGATGATGCGCTCGGCTCCGGCGGCGGAGGGGTCCTTCACCTGTGAGATAATCTGGAAGCGGGTGATGGTGCCGGCTTTGATCAGCTCGCTGAGCTTGGCGATCATCCGGGAATTGGTCTTGTACATACGCAGGGTACCGGTGCCCTTGTAGCCCATAAATTTGCTGTCGGTTGCATATTTGCCCGCCACCGGAATGTCTTCCTTTTCGATGCTGACCTTGGCTTGAAGCCCTTTTACCTCAGCGATATATTCGCCGTCCAGCCACACCTCGCCGAACGTGCCGTTGATTACTTTTTCCCCTTGCATTGCCATATGTGAACTCCTCCTTATAAATGGGTAAATACAGTCACTCATGCTGCGGGTTCATCCGCACCGAAGACCGATGAAATATCGGAGAAGGCCCTCAAACCGGCTTTGCCAGTTTCGAGGCTTCCATAACACCATCCGGCCTGCGGCTTGGACCAGTGTTATTCCAGGGTTGCAGCCTCCGCTTACAGATAAATATCCAGCTTGATATCCTCAATCGCATCCAACGGCTGGACCGCCGCCTTCAGGAACACCTGATCATCGGTATTGGCTTCCTTCACCTGCTGCTCGTTCATCCCTGTCACGTTCACGCCGGTGGACTGCAGATACACACGCTGCGCAGCCACATCAATGGCCGCCCGGTTCTTGCCCGGATCGAGAATGCCGCTTTGCTCCAGACCTTCAAAATAGGCATTGATAGCAGATACCAGAAGCAGCTTGTTCATATAGCTGTTATTCATCTTGCCGATATAGTTGTCTTCGGCGGTTTTGCGGATATCCGCGTACAGCTTGTTGAGAACACGGACCACCTTGATCTTTTTCCAATCGGCCCCCATGGCTTGGGTAGGCGTGACGAAGGAGGTGACGCCGCGGGCGATTTTCACCTTTTCCCCGTCGTGGTACAGGATTAGCTTGCCGGCATCCACAGCGGTATCCGCCTGGGCCTTGGTCAGCTTGGGCACATTGGTCACCTCAGGCAGCACCTGATAAGTGGGGGATACGGACAGCGGCAGTCCGGCGATCAGACCGGCAATCCGCGCGGTGAAATCCGAGTTGGTGTACGTTACCGACCCAACCTTGATGGTATCAGTGGTAAAATTCACCACAGCCGGATGATCGGCCGCTACCGAGGGCAGCACTGCCATAATCTTGCGCAGCTTGGTCTCAAACAGACCCTTGGCCCACACGCCCATGGCAGCTGCATCGGCCGCGGCAATACCGGGAACGGCCAGCACATTCCATTGGATGGTTTCCAGGTATTCCTGGGCGGCTGCGTAGTCAGTGGCATTGGCGGGAATTACCACCAGCTTCACTTGGGCCGGCGCACCGGTCAGAGCCAAGCGGGCATATTCCTTGTTGGCGGCGGTCAAGGCAGCCGGAATATCGCTCACCGTATAAAGCTGATGCTCTACCACTCCGCTGCCGGCGGAGGCATCCTTCAGAATAAGGGCGGCGATGCCTGTGGCGCCTTGGGTGACAGCTGCAGCCGCAGCTTGCTTGAACACAATTTGAATACTGGGTAATGGCATGAATAATTCCTCCTGTTAAATAAAATGTTTTGCATATACGGGTCTTGCTTATAATCCTTTCCAATGCAGCTCCCGCATAAGGGGAGCCTCCGGCTCGCCGGAGCTTTGGATGAACTGGGCAGAGAGTGTGACAGCCAGAAACATACCCGCTTCCCCCGTGCCGCCGGTGAAGGCCTCCACTTGGAACAAGGTGCCATCCGGAGCCTTCACTACAGGCTCCCGCATAAACGCCTGGCGCAATTGGTCCGCCACAGCCAGCTGGGCAAGTCCATCAGGGGTTCCATCGCCGGATAGCTGGGGAAAATACATCACCTGCCACTGGATATGGCAATCGACGGTGGAGACACCGGCAGTTTCCGCGCTGCTGGCCATGTGCCGCAGATAAAAGGCAGGCAGCGTGAGCTCCCCGGGCAGCGCCTCTACATAAAAAGGATCATTGCCGGGTACTGCCTGCCGGATCGTTGCCTGCATAGCTTCAAGACTGCTTCGATACATCAAAACCGGCCGCCTTTCCTGTAGAGTGGAAGAAACGGTTTGCCTCTGCGGGAAGCTTGCCTGCCGTTTGCTGCAAAGCGCTGCCCATGATCCGGGCTGCGCCCAGCTTGGCCGCCTCCGGCACCGCCGTCCCCACCTCCATGGCGTAAGGACCCTTTACCTCAAACACCCATTCCTTCTTGCCCTTGTATACGGCTCTCCGGAAGGAGGCTGTCAGACGGGGGGATGCCCGGACACTTCCGGCGGTGCAAGCATCCATGAACGCCTCCGCCACATCATATTTCAGCCGGTTGTAGAACCGGCGGTTGGCCGCTGTCCCGGCCATCTGCCGGATTGCCTTATCCAGGCTCTGTACAGTCAGCATCGGCGGTGCCCTCCTTTACACATGTCTGGGGTTTGCTGCAGAATTGCGCACTCCCCTCCCAGCTGCCCCACAGGCAGCCCCTGCAGCGGGCAGGCTGTACCGCCAGATAACCCTGGAACTTGGGGACCCGTTTGCGGAACCATTTCATAGCCGTTCTCCTCTCCGTCATGGATTGCCATCCCGCTTTTTATCCGGCGGTGACCTGAATTTCTTCCATCACCCCTTCTTCTGCCCAAGAAAAAAGACGCCTCTTTAAGGAAGCGTCCTTTTTGCGCGTCATATCCGGTGTGCTACAGCTATTCCGGTCGAAACGGGGTGTTATGCAGTTGGGGTTTTGCAGCCTCGTCTTGGTTGGCTACGATATCAATATACCATGGCTGTTGTCCAATGGCGGGCCAACTTCAGGCCATTGCCCGGCCGGGGAGCGGCCACTTATTCTGCGAACCGCCATTCCTCCAGGCGCAGCGCCAAGGCCAAATTGACAATCGCCTTTGCCTTCACTCTCCGGTAGGTCCGCTCGCTCAGGTGCACCTCCTGGCATACCAGAAAATCCATTTCCCCATCGAGGCTGCCAAGATAACGCATACGAATAATCTCCTGCTGTTTGTCCGGAAGACTGCCCACCGCCCGTTCCACATCCTCATAGGCATTGCGCATCCGCTCCTCCTGGTCCGCATTCCACACGGCAGCCGCCTCCGTTGCTTTGCCTATGCGGTTGGTTGCTCCATGGTACCGTGGCTCTGTGCCTGACGTCATCCGTACCTCCCTGCGCACGACTCCCAAATACTTGTATATCCGTGCTGTTTCCAGCTTCTCCTCTACCTTCCGGCGGGTTTCATCCATGTTGATTTCCATTTGTCCGATACGGAGCTCACCTTTTCCCGTTTTGCTCATTATGAAAACCTCCCGAATTGCTATTTCAACAAATATATACCGTAAATCAGGCTAAATATCCTTTATTTTTGCTAAATCAGCAATTAATATACCTTTATACTACTGGCTGAGCAAAATAATGTCAACGAATAATTTTGCTGATTCCGCAAAAAGTAGTTTCTTCTTCGGCTAAAAATGGTATAATTATGGTGTGTTGTTTAAAAGAGAGCTGGTGAGGAACATGAAAATCGGAGATCGGATCCGCAGCCTGAGGGAAGACAAGGGCTGGACCCAGCTGGAGCTGGCGCAGAAAATCGGCATCAACAACAGTGTGCTTTCCCGGATCGAGGCCAATAAGCGGCCGGTGGAGGATGTACTGGTTTCGGCTTTTGCCGACGTGTTCCAGGTGAACGCGGATTCTCTTCTCGGGCGGGAGCCAGTAGGCGGCCGGGCCTTCTTCGGCGGAGCCCACTCCTATACGGAAGAGGAGCTGCGGGTAGCGGAAGCGGCAGTGGAAGCATACCGGCGGATGAAGGGACTGGACAGGTAAGCTGCATGACCGGCCTTCAATAAAAGAAAAGCCCAAAAAGGGCTTTCTTTTTGGCAGTAAAACCGAACATATATTCTCTTTTGGGGTGGTTTTATATGATACTTGACCGGTATAAGCCCTGCGGGCTGGAGGAATGGATCAATTCCCGGTATATACATAGCGGCATCCGCACTCCTTATGATCTGGACCCGGAATGGGTGGCGCAGCTGTTTGGAGCAGATTTGGTTTTTTATTTGGGTCCTTCCTTCGCGGATTGGCGGGAGGGCGGTTATTCGGTGATTTTCCTGGACCGCAGGCTGTCCGATGATGAGATGCGTGCTGTTTTTTTCCATGAGCTGTGCCATCCCGTCCGGCATGTGGGCAGCCAGTCCGAGCTTCCCCGGCTGTTTGCGGAGCTGCAGGAGATTCAGGCCGGGCTGTTCCAGCTGTATGCGGCCATGCCGATTTACATGATCGGGGATTATGCGGAGCATCTGGAGGAGACTCATGCCGCCCAGATGCTGGCTAATGAGTTTCGTCTGCCCCGGGAGCTGGTGGAACGGCGCCTTCAGCAGATTGCGGCAAGGCTCCATAAGGGGGAGGAGGAAGCCCAGTTGGCACGCTCCCTGCCGGATTTACCTGCAGCACGGATTATATCCCATTCCCCGGAAACCTTAAAGCTGCTGAACAAGCTGCTATGGATCTCCGCCCAGAAGGGACGCAGGGTACACCGTGGCCCCTAA